CTCTCTCTTAGCGCAGGGTAGACACCCATCGGTTACCCGGTGGGCCAGGCCCTCCTTTCCTTGAAAGGAGTACCCCTGGCAGTTTAAGACTTACTTAGGTCTGTGTTCCCTTACCCGACACCGCGGGACCAAGGTGCCCTCCAGCGTAGTTTTACTGCGCCGGAGTCCTCCAGACCATAATGGCTGGGTTGCTTGGTATCCCACGTGTCGGGGAGGAAACCCCCCGATCGAGCAAAGTACTTTTGTAACTTTTGCTCTAGGTCCAGCCTAGTGGACTCGTAATCTTTCACCTTTGTGTGTAAGACCGAGGACACTTTCCTGTCGAACCGTTGGGCCGCCCGCCTCACCGAGGGGGCGCGGGATTCCAACTGCTCGGGCGGGGCTCTAAAATAGAACTCCGTCGACCTTAAGCGACCTATGGCAGTTTTGAAAGCGTCTTGTAAAGACACTCTCATCTGGGCATCGTCGCTCACCGGTGAGTTGGTTAGGAGTTCAAGGCCAGATGCGAGATACTCGGCATCTTCCTTGAACACCTGCTTAAGCCAGCCCCTAGATGCTTTCGCAAGCAATCCTTGCTTCGAAGCACCAAGAGGGCCTAAGCTCAATCCCATGACCAAGTCTTCTAATGAAGCTTGAGAAAGGAATTGTAACCACTTTACCGGGTGCGTCAGTGAAGTTTTGGGGTAACAGGGAAGCCCTATTCCCCCATAACTCACTGGCGCAGAAACAGGAATGCCGAACCTCCGAGCAAGTGCCCACGTATACCAATACGGGGACATTCGCCACAGGAATTTCGGCATAACCACCACCGGACGGGTCGGGTCGTTAAACGACTCAGGCTGCGTGAACCACGTCACGTGGCCTTTTGACCCTCCCGGCGGTGCAACCAGTACTGACAAGGGCAGAGTCTTGACGGGGTAACCATGTTCATATGGTACCTCAGTCAAGAGAGATCGGGAGGAGTGGTAGAAACTTTTAGGAATCGACAACTCACAACCGAGCTCTAAGAGCTTAGCGTTATACTCTAAGCGTCTTTTCTCTGTCCAACGTGGGAGTTGAGCGTCATCGCCCACTCCCTTCAGCACTGGCTCACCTGGCCTTAAACCACGGTACCGTCTCCTCCTCTCAGCTTTGCTGTAGGGGAGAACCTCCAAAGTTTGCTGTGCCGCACAAAGCGTCACCAGCATTAATGGAGGGAAAGATGTGGGATCACCCATCATCTGTCCGGTCCTCGTGGTAGTCCCAGGTAGCTTGTTGAGGTTATCAAGCCATTCATTCCACAATTGTAAAATGAAACTGGCATGACCAAACTCAACCTCCCCTCTTATGCTAGGTATATACCTATCGTCTAAAAGGGGAGCCCGAGGGTAATACTTCAGGAGGTACTCAGGTTCTAAATCACCATTGGTATAGCCAGTGATGATTTTCTTTGGCCCAAAAAGCTTGGAAAACCACTTTTTGTAAGGCTGAAGACACGGATATCTATCCGCGAGTTCCTCGTACACCCCCCTAGTGAGCCACTCTGCATGTAGGTCAGTCGCGGCAGTACAGTCCTGTGAATACCACGGACCGTCCTCCCCTCGCATATCTACATCCAGAGAGCCACCTAAGGCCTCGGAGAAGCGAGGGTCTAGTACCATTACTTGGTCTATGACCCTCCGTAAGACTTGTTGAACCAGGTTTACTGCTGTTAATGAACAAGTAGGAAACCTGGTCTTCAAGCCTCGTTCTTCAGCTACTATAGGCAAGATTGGAACATAATCGAGATTCTCCATTATGTAATCCACCCCTATCCTAAGGTAGTTCTGAAGGTGTTCGGCCGTACCTGGCAACGACTTTTCAAGCTCGTCCCAGGGTTGACGGAACAGCTGTGACGCATCACCCTTCCCATCCAAGTTTGAACTTGGATGGAGGGCATCGGACAACAGCTCCAGGTAGCCTCCCGTCTGATCTCTATCAAGAGTCGGATGGGACAAGCTGCCCCGAACACGCTTAAGAGCGTATCCTAACAGTACAATGTACTGCACGCCCTTCACATGACCCCCAACCCGCCTTGGGAAACCCAAGCCGGCATTAGGGGAGGGCATCGTGAAGAGGTCGACGGGTCTCCTGACAGGAAACCGGTCGAGGTACGCTCTTAAGAATGGTCGCCAATAGACCGGTTCAGGGGGAGGCTCTGATGTCAGCCTGACAATCAGACCCTCCAACCCTGACGGATCTTTTGGCGCAGGAGGGAGGCTCCGTGCAGCGTATGACGCCTGCATGGCAACTCTCTTCTCCCGGAACACTAGAAGCCGACCAAGAGGCTTGGTAGCCCCATAATACCAAGCCCTACACGCTTGAGCACATGCTTTAAGCCGTGTAGCCGCTTCTAGTGGGTGGTATACTAACTGGTTACGAAAACGTTCTACCCCTTGAAGCCTTCTGGATTCAAGGGTGTAAGAAGTATTGTAGCGAGTTAAATACCACATTCTCTCTAGCTGGTACGCCAACAAGAGAGAATCCCAGGTAGCCCTCATAAACTCAAGAACTTCCAAGTTACGACGATAACGTCTAACATTGGACGCTTTCGGGGTCTGGTTATTGGCCAGACCTACACGAAAGTCCTCCGCCCAAAGGGCGTAGAATTCATGGTTTGAGAGGCCTGAGGTTCGGACAGGCGGCTTGATACTCAAGTAGCCTGGTCCTGAGCCAGCAATGTCCCGGCCTACGTACCGAAGGTGCTTGCAATTTGCAAGTACCTCGATCGGGTAACGGAACAAAGGGGAGAGGCGGCCATGAAGGGATAACCCTTCATGAGACCGATAGAAACTGTCGATAATCGGCATAACATCGGTACCAAACCTCATCTCCATGGCATTGCCTTCACCATCAGCTTTTAGCGCTGATGGGAAGGAACCCGTCGACTTCACGGCATTACCGTGAGGCTTCCGACGAATTCTCCTCTTACGAGGAGGAAGGGTCTCTGTTGAGAGACCAGGGTTTTCACCCATGATGCTAGCAGTATTACTGTTAGTCG